GCGTGTGATCACGGAGCCACTCCAGCGCCTCCTCCTCATCCGAGAACTCTTGGCCGTATTCCTTCGAGGCAAGGATGGCGCTGTCATGCTCCGCCCATTCGCAGCAAATTCCAACGGGGTCTAGCTCAAGCTCCACCCCACAAGAGTCTTCGTAGTCTTCGAGGTACTCAAAGAGCGCGAAAAGAGCGGGGCGGGAGAATTGGGTTTCCCTCCCGCAGGCGCGGAAAGCTTCGACGAATTGGTAACTGGTTACTGTGGTTTTCATGATGTTTTGAATCGGGCGGTAATTGCCCGCCAGATGCCACGGAGTTGCCCCCATGGCACCGGACGGAGAATCAATGCGCGTCAATCGCACGGCCCTGACGGGCTAGGTCGAAGCAATCGAACCGTTTGAACAAGTCCGCGAACCGTTCCCACTGCCACTCCGACGGCGGGCGCACCGGTTCAAGCTCTCCGGACTCGGACACCGTGCACAGCACCGGAGTCAATCGGATCGATGAGATGAGCACCTGAGATTGCACGTTAAACGCGAAGTCGGGGCACCAGTGTCCAAGTGGCCCGCCAATGGTTCCCATCGTCTGGGTTGTCTCGAATCCCGCGCCGATTGAATCCAAGAACTTGAACGCAGTCTCCCGGTCAAAGATACCGGACATTTGAACATCCGAGATGCATGCCCAGAAGGCCTCGCGCCCGAACTTCTCTTTGAGCTTCCGGCAAATCTGAAAACGGGTTTCCCCGCGCACATTGTCCAGTCGGTCAAGGATGGCCCGTGGGATCGAACCTTCCTTTGCAAGATAGTTGTACTCCGAGTCGAAAGGTTCCGATGGTTCGACCGGAAGTCCGGGCCATTCCCGCAGGACATCCGGAAGGGTTGTCTCGCAGGGATGCCACTCGCACAGGTCCGGGTGCTCACCTGAGAAGCTGGCGACGATTGAAAAGCCGAGGCGGTACTTCACAGGACACCTCCTTTGTTAATGACCGCGAAGGCGCGGGACCCGTCACCATCCCGGCGAAGATCGGCGGTGGATAAGTAAAGGTATTCGCCGTCGTCGCATTTGACCGAACGGAGCCGAATCGTCATGCCGAGCATGCAGCGGATGCGAGCCTCACGGCGGACCGCCCGCCGCGCTTCACGATAGGTCGAGGCCGTCTGGGTCGAGGTGTGGTTGTAGTGGATTGAGTATTTCACAGGGCACCTCCGATGATGAGGTGAAGGAAGCAGAGCGCCAAGGCGGTGATCACAAGCGCGGCCCCGATGAGGAAGGCGAGCGCGTACAGTAGGGATTTGAGGGTTTGCATGGTGTTTTGGAGGCTCCGACTAGTGGGAGCACGGGCGACAGGATGCGACAGGAGACGACGGGAGTCAATAGGAAACGACAAAGTATTTCAAGGGGCATACTTTGTGGGGCAAAGTGGGGGAATGGCGAAGGGGAAGGAAACGGCGGTCATCCAGGTTGAAAGGGGGGAGAAACCTAGGCTCCGGGCAAAGCCGGAGAAGGGAACCAAAATGCGCCTGTCAGATGATGTAAAAAGGAAGGCGCTGGAAGCGGCGCAATACGGGATGCCGATCGATCGCATCGCAATCTTGTGTGGATTCCCCGCTGGTAACCAAACGCAATGGGCCCGATGGATCAACGCCAACCCGGCCTTCCAGATGGAACTTGACCAAGCCCGGGCAGAGGGGGAATTGACCCTGCAGCGCCGCATCATCAACGGGGAAGCCAATTGGCAATCTGCTGGATGGTTGCTTGAACGGACGAGAGGCTACGTTGCCCGCGCACAACTCGAACACACGGGCAAAGGAGGGAAGGAGTTATCGGTATCGGGTGCCCTCCTCGGAGCCTTCGGAGGGAGCAAATAGACCACGGGGGGGGAAGGACCCCCAAGAGGGGGTGGGTGTTACTTGTATACCCCCTCCCCGCTACGACCCCAATTTTATGCCTGTCAAGCAAATCAAGCGGAAACGGTCCCCTTCGTTGGGGATGGGCTCGCATATTCCTGCGTGGAAGCAGCGGAAGCTCCTCGAGGAGGCTCAGCAGCTCAAGAACTTCCCGAAGATGATGCTTGGCCTACGTGATGTGTATCCGTGGCAGGAGGCGGTGCTGGGTGCGTTGAACGAGAAGCATGCGAAGGTGGCGTTGAAGGCTGCGAATGGTTCTGGCAAGACGAGCATGGTGGCCGCGAGTGCGGTGGTCTGGCACATGATTCGCTGGCCGGGGAGTCTGGTGGTGTGCACGGCTGGTGTGTACCGGCAGGTGGCCGACGCCCTCTGGCCGCATTTGAGGAAGATGATCAATGGGTTGGGTGGTGAGGAGAATGGGTTTTCGATCAAGGATGGTGAGATTCGGTATCTGTATCCGAAGAGGGTGGATGGTCAGGAGCTGGTGAGTCGGTGCATTGGGTTTTCGGCGAGCAACCCGGAGAAGGCGGAGGGCTGGCATGTGCAGGGGCCGAGTCAGGATTTGATGTATGTGGTTGACGAGGCGAAGGCGGTGCCGGACGGGATATTCCAGTCGATGGAGCGGTGTCAGCCGACGCGGACGTTGTTGATGAGCAGCCCGGGAGGCAGCAGCGGCTATTTCTACGAAGTCTTTCGGCGGAATGATGGGAAGTGGCAGACGTTCACGGTGACGGCGTTTGATTGTCCGCACATCCGGAAGGAGTGGATAGATGAGCAGATGGCCCGCTGGGGCGAGGGTCATCCGTTGGTGCGGTCGATGATCTACGCGGAGTTCATGGAGGATGACGGGAGTCTGACGGCGGTGAGGACGGCTGACTGGCAGAGGGTGGTGAGTGGCCCGCCGAAGGAGGAGACGGATGGCCACCGGCTGACAGCTGGGTGTGATTTCTCAGCCGGCGGGGACGAGAGTGTGATGGTTGTGCGCCAGGGGAACACGGTGAAGGGGCTGGTTCGTTGGCGGGACAAGGACACGATGGCGAGTGTGGGGCGGTTCATCGCGGAGTTTCGCAAATGGAAGCTGAAGGCGGAGGATATCTATGCGGATGTGGGTGGGATGGGGATTGTGATGTGCGACGCTCTGCGAGCCGAGGGTTGGGATGTGCGGAGGGTGAATTTCGGGGAGCGGGCCATACGGGATGATCAGTTCGTGAATCGTGCGGCGGAGATGTGGATCGAGTTCGGTCGGATGGTGGAGGAGGGGAAGGTGAATCTTGGTCCCGTAGGGACGGACGAGGTGCTGCTGCAGCAGTTTGTGAGCCGGAAGGTGCGGACGAATGGGAAGGGGAAGTTGACGCTCGAAGGGAAGGATGAGTTGCGGGCGAGGGGGTTGAACAGTCCGGATCGGGCGGATGCGGTTGTGTTGGCCTTCTGTGGTGGTGGCGGGAAGCGGATGGATGAGTATTTGAAGGCCGTGGGCGAGGATGGGCGGAGCCTGTTGGAGCGGATGGAGGATGAGCTAGGACCGATTGAGCCGGAGGGGGTTGCGCTTGCGGGTTGCGAGGTGGGGGGATAAGAGGAGGCGAGATATGATGAGTGACAAACAGCGGAGTGCTTTGCAGGGGCAGATCGTGATGGCTGTCGAGCAGCGGAGCCCGTGGGAGCTGCGGCAGACTCGGTGGTACGAGTTGCGGCACCATGGGTTGCGTCGGACGAACAAGCCCTGGCCGAAGGCGGCGGATCTGCATTGGCCGCTGATCGATACGGCGATCGAGAAGCTGAAGCCGCTATTCCTCCAGCAGGCGCTGGGGATGGATGTGGTGGCCAGCTTTGTGCCGATGCGGCAGCAGTTGAATGCGTACACGAAGGTCGCGGAGGACTGGTTCAATTATAAGATCCGGGAGAAGACCAACTTCGTGGATGAGGTTCTCTCGTGGGTGGATTACACGCTGATGAGTGGGCGTGGGGTGATGAAGTGTTTCTGGAACCCTGGGGACAAGTGGGTTGGGTTCGAGGCGGTGGACCCGATGTATTTCGTGGTGCCGCCGTACACCACGGATTTGCAGGATGCGGACTGGGCGGTGCATGTGATGCCGATGAGCGTCAATGCGTACAAGCGGATGGCTGGCCAGTTCGGGTGGAAAGCGGACTCGAAGACGATCGAGAAGATCAGGGGGAATCCGCAGGAGGATGACAATATCCCGGGGGCTGCGGAGGAGAATGATGCGAAGCAGTTGCGCGAGGGCATCACGTACACGAGCAACACTGATGGGGTGATTGTGTGGGAGGTGTATCGGAAGCGGGATGACGGGGTGTGGGAGGTGTATCTGTACAGCCCGGCGGCGGTGGATCTGGATCTGCGGGATCCCATGGAGTTGCCCTATGACCATGGCCAACTGCCCTTCGTGGATTTCCCGTATGAGATCAAGGACAAGGGCTGGTTCAGCCCGAGAGGTGTGTGCGAGATCCTGGCTCCGTTCGAGCTGAGCATGACCTCGATGTGGAACCACAAGCACGACGCGATGACGCTGTACAATCGCCCGTTGTTCCGGGCGGAGCGGGAGTTGCCGAACAGCATCAATCTCAGGTTTCAGCCGGGTCAGATATTGCCGTACGGCGTCGCGCCTGTGCAGATGCCGCAGCCTCCGGTGAGCTTCGATCAGGAGCTGAACCAGACCAGAGCGGTGGCGGAGAACCGGATCGGGAGCCCGGACTACGCGATGGGCAGCGTGATGAGCGGCGGGAGCGATCGCCGGACCGCCACCGAGATCCAGAGCATCAACGCGCAGGCGATGCAGAGCGGCGATCTTCGGGCGCGGCTGTTCAGAATGGCTCTGGGCAAGCTGTACCGGCAGGCGTGGGGCTTGTACGTGCAGTACGATAGCCAAAGCCTTCGCTATCGGTTCGCGGAGGATTCGCTCGAGGCGGACCCGGTGGCGCTGCACGATCAGTATGAGCTGGAGCCGAAGGGCGGGATGGACATGGTGAGCCGGCAGATGATGGTGCAGCAGGCCATCAACCGGAAGCAGTTGTTCATGAACTCGCCCTGGGTGGATCAGGTGGAGCTGGACAAGAGCATCATGGAGTTGGACGACCCGAGTCTGGTAAAGCGATTGCTCCGGGATCCGGGCCAGAAGGCAGCGGACGAACTGGAGGACGAGACCAAGACGATCCCGACGCTCTTGGTTGGTATCCCGGTCCCCGCGAAGCCGGGGCAGAACTATGCGGGCCGGATCGGGGTGCTGATGCAGTACCTGAATGGCGCCATGCAGCAGGGGCAGGTGATGAGCCCGGTGAGCAAGAACGCCTTCATGCAGCGGATCGACAGCCTGTTGCAGGGGTATGAGCAGGTGGCGACGAACGAGGCGCGGAAGCTGCGGAAGGAGATCCAGAAGTTCTTCGAGAGCACGGGATTGCTCGTTCCCTCGCAACCCCCCGCTCCTGTAGCTGAGCAGCCGATGATGCAAGGATGATGATCACCGTGACCTGTAAGGATTGTCGGTTCTATTGTGTGGACGGAACCTGCCGCAGGTTCCCGCCCGCCGGAAGACCGAGTTGCTGGCCCACCCTCAATGCCAACGACTGGTGCGGCGAGTTCGAGGCCAAGAAAGCCATGATACCTCACGTCGAAATCAATATCGCGCCCACGACTCCCAAGGAACCGGAGCCGGAGCCGATCCTCATGCAGAAGCTGGATGAGGGTGTGCCGCCGAAGATCCGGTTCCAGCGCAAGAAGCCGGTTGTGGCCGACCTGAACGAGATCCAGGAATCACCGCTCTTCAGCGGAGGGGAGGGTTAACCCATTTCCCAACATGAAAAAGAAATCCAAGTTCAGCAAACTGGCCAACGAACTCCGCAAGGAAGGGGCCGATGATCCCAAGGCCCTCGCCGCGTGGATCGGTCGCAAGAAACTCGGGGCCGCAGAGTTCATGCGCCGCGCCGCCGCCGGTCGAAAGAAGGCCGCCAGCAAGTGATGATCTCCTTCATCGCACGAGCCCGCGCCGCGTGGACGTTCACTCGGCATCAGCGGTGGGTCGATCCACTTCCGTGGCGCAAGGAAGACGCCAATGCGCTGAACACTTTCTTCAAGAGCGATACCGGGAAACGCTTCCGGGACGCTCTGCTGAACACCGTTCTCATGCAGAACGCTTCAGCCATAACTGATCGAAACCATTTGCAATACTCATCAGGTTTTGCAATGGGTCAGGCCAGTCTTGTGAAGGTCATCGAAGTGATGGCCGACCAAGAATCAATTACGGGGCAGGATGATGATCCGGATTCTGCCACGAACACATAGGATCAAAGTTGCGGTTGTTGGTCTGTGCGGGCCAGCAAACGAGTAAAAGCACAACATGCCAGATGATACACTGAGTGCCGATGCAATGCTCGCATTGGCCAACGACTACGATGCCGGTGTCGATATCGACAGCCAGCCAAAGGAGCAGTCTACAACAACCAATGAGACAGCTCCGGTTGAGCAAGAGTCCTCCGATGCGGGGAACGCCGGCAAAGAGGTCGATGGTGGCGAGCAGGAGGTAGGCACCAAACCAGAGCCAGAAGCGAAGGCCGAGAAGAAGACCGAGCAGAAGGCTGAGAAGGAGAAGAGCAGCAGCAAGTTCGCCCAGGAACAGAACCGAAAGGCCAAGACCTGGGAGCAGATCAACGCGGAGAAGGAGGCCATCAAAGCCGAGAAGGAAGCGTTGAAGCGGGAGCGGGAGGAATGGGGCAAGCAGCGGGAGCAATCCACGGCTGCGGAGACCAACTCTTTCCGCGATGAGAAAGGCTACACGGCGGAGGACTACGAGGCTGCGGCCAAGGAGTTCGAGGCCGATGGCGATTCTCAGTTGGCCAAGGCAGCGCGAGCCAAGGCCGAAGGAGTCCGCAAGTCTGCAACCGAACGGCAGCAGAAGGCGCAGCAGGAGAAGTTCGCAAAGGCGTGGGCCGATTCCTACAACCGGTTGTCCGAGAAGGAGACCTGGTTGAAGGATCAGAACAGCGCCGAGTACAAGCGTACTGTCGAATTGCTCCAGAGGGTGCCCGTGTTGCAGTCGATGCCGGATGGACTCGTCCATGCGGTCGAACTGATGAAGCTCCAAGACTCAGCAGCAAAAGCGCAGTCGATCGAGGCCGAGAACAAGGCTCTGAAAGAACAACTCAACAAGCTCCAGCAGAAGACCGCTATTGGTAAGAGCATCCCGGCAGGACAACTCAAGGCTGAGGAGAAGGATTTCTCCAAGCTATCTCTCAAGGAGCAGAGGGAGGCGCTCTTAAGAGCCGCCAGAGAGTTCGATCGGGAAGCAAACTGATAGCACAACCACAACTCAAATATGCCCATCACTACTTCCGGTTCAACCGGCATTCAACTCCAGTTCCAGAACTACTTCAGCAAGGAGCTGCTCTCGATCGTCCAGCAGGAGACGATCCTCGATCAGTTCGGAATGAAGGCTCCGATCCCCAAGAACAATGGTAAAAGGCCATCACGATGTTCCGTTTCGGAGCGCCGAGCATCGGCAGTGTTCAGAACCTGACCAC